TCATCAATCCATATATCTTTTTTTAAAATCATTGTTTCTTTCTTTCCAGTTTGCATCCCACCCAAATTACTTACGTAGCTTGAATGGGATAACAAAACCAATCTTTAACTTCCTTAGAAGTTTGTAATAGAACAGAATGCAGTTGCACGATAGATTGCAAAACCTAATCGCATACTTGCTTTCATCATTACTTTGTCTTTTGTGAAGAAGTCATCATGACTATCAGACATAGCAACTTCCATACCCTCACGAGTGATGATATGTGAAGCTAGTCCTCCACCAAAAGTACCAACTAGAACTGTTCCTGCTGTTATAGCAGTTGTAGGAACGACTTTAACACCCCAAATAGATGGGTTAACTCCGTTACCAAACATTCCAGCACCCACGAATAATGGGTCTTTACCTGCGTATCCTGCACTAGATGTACCAGCAAAGTCAGAAGTTACAGTAGTAACAACATCATTCCAGTCGCTAGGATGCATTAATATTGCATCAGCTTCCATGAATGCGTCTTTTCTAATTTCTGTTATAGCTTGATACAGCTGTCCAATTCTTCCTAAGTTTCCTGCATAAGAACTGAAATCAAATGTATTAATTCCAGACTTGTTCAAGATACCTCTGATGTTTGGAGCTGAACCATCGCCATTGATTAATTCGCTGTCCAGTCTTAACTGTAACATGGTCTTTAATCTTGAATCTAAATATCCATTAACAGATGCAACGTCAGAGAGCAATTCTTCAGTTACAGGAATAGATACACCAAATTTTCTGATGTTTTCTGTATTCTCTGTAAATGCAATTGCAGATTCTCCAAACGCTCCAGCCTCTGATACTTCAGCAGAGTTGTTAGTGAATGTAGTTTCTTCTAAATACTTGTATTGATATGTGTCAGTAGGTATTACTGAAAACAAGTCAATAACTGAATTAGGGTTTCTCAAAGCAGTAGGAACGATTAAATCGCTTCTTGTAACTGCTGGTGGATAACCAGTTTCAGTCAGAAGTGTTTTACTCTCCAATATTGGATTGTATTTTACTTCTGATGTGATGTTTAGTTGTCCATCTTCCATAAAGGATTTGTAAGCCCTTGATTCACGTACTTGGTCGCCTAATCCTTTAGGCATTTCTTTTTGTTCTTCATGAATTGGGAGAGAAGCAACAGTTTTACCTGCTTCAATTGCTTCTTCGTTAGCTTTCATATCTTTTTCAAATATTTGTTGCTCACGAACTTCGTCTGCTAAGGTTTTAGCTTCTTCATTCATTTTCGCCCATGTGGTTTTATCCTCAGGTGTAAATTCAGAAAAGTCTTTTTCCCCAGCAAATTTTGCTAAGTTCTCTCTTAATTCTTGAAGTTTAACTGTTTTATCAGCCATAATATTCTCCTATAAATCAAGAGTATCAGCTAACAAACTTGTTGTTGTCCTAAACAAATCGTTAACGTCAATCTCATCTTGTATTACTTCAACATCATCAGCAGAAGCAACAGTAAGCAAAGTATCTATATCTTGATGCATTTCTTCTAACGCATCTTTCAAAGAACTTAACGCCTCTGTGCTATCTTCCGATAGTGTTTTCTCTTTACCCAAGCGTAAGGCAGTAAGCTCCTTAGCCCTTTTCAACAAAGCAGTCATCTTGATAAGCAAGTTATCTACTTCATCGGTAAACCTTAATCCAATATCTTTGACTTCCTCAAACTCGATATCCACGTCATCAATATCTTCTTCTTTTAAATCTTTTTCTTTAACTGCAAGTGTGTGTGTATTTTGATTAGCACCCACTAGAACTGGACTAACTTCCCAAACTTTAACGTCTTTAAGGAAGCGTACTTCAGTTTCTTGCCCGTCTTTTGTAAACATACCACGCTCTGAATCATTAACTTCAAAACCAAATGACCATTGTTGAATATCGCCCATAGCTTTTACAGTTTCGTATGCTTCTTTACCAGCTGTTGTGTTCATGTTGAACTCTCCATGAAATACGGCTTGATTTTCTTCATTACGAATAACACCTTTACCAATGATGTGTTTCCAATCATGCCCCCAGCACATAACGACACCCTTGTCGCCATATCCACTTCTAATTGACTTCGGGAGAACTACATCTCCATCTGAATCTATTTCATTAAATACAGAAAATACTGCACTTACTTTACCTTCAGCTTCATTGAAACTGAGTAAATCTTTAGCTTTTTGCTCTTTCAACTTATATCCTCTTTTCGTGGTAACTTAGGAAGCAACGACAATTGACTGTTAAACCAGCAGGTGCTCCTAAGGAACTATCTCCTGGGTATTCTAACCTATAACCCTGATATTCAAAGTTATCTTTTTCGTTAACTTCTGTTCCATCTAGTATAACGTGTGCATCTCGCACTTTCCCATCTCTTTGAGAAATCCATTCCTTAGTATATAGAACTCCAGTTGAGTTTGCACCTACTCCTCTACCAAAGTTAGCTAGGGAGTTTGCTTCAGTACGTGCAATAGTTAACGCTCTAGTAAGATTTCTTTTACTAAGAACTTTTTTTACAGCGTTAGCTACAAACGTTTGCAATTTACGACCAGAATAACCTAAGTCCATTCCCTCTTGTAGAGCTTTACGAAACTCTCTGTTGAATCTTGTTTTAGATGTAGTAGCCATGTTAGGAAGCATTTCATCAATACGAGAATTAATGTAGGCAATAGCTTGTGGATTGTTTGTGAGTTTAGATAATGGAAATCTCTCAACAGATACAAGCCTGTAAAAGAATCCTTGTTCAATTATTTCCCTACGGCTTCTTTTTTCTCTATGTGGGATTACGTGTGGGCTAACTTTCTCATTAGGAAGTAACAAGTCAACTTGATAAAATGCGAAGTCATTAGCTAAAGATAAATACAAATCAAATACATCAGCAGACCAGCTCTTGACATTCTCTTGTATGTTGAAATCAATAATACCCTCTAAGCCAACTTCAGTAGGAAAATATCTATTAAGCTGATTAAAAATCTTTAAGTCTTGGGATTGCAGTAAATCAAAGTAAACATCTTTAAGTACAGTTTCCCATTGTGTAAGTAACTTATCATGTTCTTTATACAGAATATCTTTTACTTCACTATCACGAAATCTACCTAACCTATATTCCCAATCTTCCTCACGAAGTTTGTTTCTACGTTCTATAAGTTCAAATGCCGTGTTAGCTTTTTCATCACGTTTGTTCATAGCTCTTACAAGTTTTTGCGACCAGCTCTTACCAGCTTCTCCACCCCATAATGCCCAAGCTATACGTCCATTACTAGGATAACCTTTTTCTCCTTGTCGCCATCCCTCTGCACGTTTATCAACTTCATGCCTAGGAAAATATTTAGCTATGTGCCTAGTTTTTTCTGCACCAGCAGTTGTATTGTTGAGAATATATCTAGCACTACCCATACCAACAGAAGTACCACCTCTACCAAATTCTTTACGCCATTCCAGACCACGTTTAGCTTCTTCTTTAGCACCTTTAGGTATAGTAAAATTCAAATCATCATAAAGACCTTTAGTCATAGACTTACTACTTGAAGTCTGGCTAACTTGTTTCTGTTCCATCAATCAACTCATCATATTCTTCGTGAGTATCACATGGCATATAGATTGTATTCCCGTCATCATCCATAGTGTGATAACCTACACAACCAATTTCAGAAGCACGTTTTTCAGCTTCTTCTTGTGTTGTAAACTTATCTCCACCTAATGCAATTTTGCTACCATCTCCAAATCTTTCGACTTGTGATAATCTAGCTTCGGCAAGTTCACGTGTTGGGTAGCAACCCATATTACGCCCCGATACTTCTGCGATTACGCAGTATTCTCCATCTATTTCTGTAACAACTTTGTATTCATGAAACTTTTGTTCTTCATCATCTAATGTTTCAACTTGTGCTTCTTGCTCAACAACGGGCTTGTCAACAGATTCAGTAGGAGTTTCAGAAGCAGTATATTCATCCATAGAGTTAGCTGGTGTAAGTATCTTGTTAGCATCAAGCAAATACACTTCTTGGGATTCATCAACAGGTAAACCAACTTGTTCACGAGCTTCTTTAATAGTTATCCATCCACCTTGTACACCAACATTCATACGAGTATATAAAGCGTCTTGGTCTGTTTGTAATGCACGTACATCAGAGAAATCATATTCAGCAGAAGTACCGTCAGTAACTTCATAATCACGAAGCAAAACTTGTTGTGTTAGTTCTTCTCCAACTTGCTTCCATAAAGGAATGAGTTTGCTCTCTGTAAAGAATTCTCTAAGCTCACTAGCATTAGAATAAGTAGCCCTATCCAAACCAGCTCCTAGACCTGCTAAGATTGCTGGAACTCCAAGTACTGCTGAAATTCTTTCTTCTGGCACCCTACGAAGCGTACCAATGTCTAATTCAGTAGGGCTAAAAGCCATTTTCTTAACATCCATTGAGCCACTAAGAACTAAAGGCATACCCCTATTCTTTCCACCTACTTTTTGTTTAAATGCACGTTGCACTTGTTCGGCTTCAGTTTCAGTCAAACCAAAATCTTGTTTGGGAGAGATTACTACATTAGGAACACCACTATTGCTTAAAAGTGCAGTAGCCATTTGCCCAGCAGATTCATCCCCGTATATCTCTCTAAGAACGGAACGAAGTGGAGCAAAACCCTGCCTATGATTAGTTTGGTCAAGTCCTAAACGGATATGCACCATATCTTGTGGCATAATCATTACATTTTTGTTATTAGTGTCATATTCATAATGAGTTATAAGTTCATCATCATTACCTTTAGGAGTTACATTTTCAGGCATAAGAGGATAGAGAGCAACGAGTTGACCAGCGTTATTCTTTTGCTTGATAAGGTATGCATCTCCAGATACGTGCATAGCATTAATAATATATTGCTGAACTATATCTCCACTCATGTAAGGATTAGGTCGCCTCATTAAGATTGTGAACGGATGATTGATTAATTCTTGTTGTAAGCCGTCTTTATCAAATTCTTTGACCATCAATGTAGCTTCAGAAAATGACATACCTAAAGTTTGCAGACAAGCTACAACTGCCGAGTTAGAAGCACCATTACCCATAGTACTGACATCAAAACCACCAGCTTTAGTGTTCCAGCCCTGTATGAAGTTATTATTGTTATACAATGAATCTTGGTCACGGAAAAAGTTAATTCTTTTTTGTTCATCAACAGACTTCGCTCTGCCGAATATTATGTCGCTTAAATTTCTACGTTCTGCCACGTTCTCTCCTCTATGGCTAAGAGTGGATTAATGAACACACCCAAAGGAAAAACCCACCCAAAGCCAACCTCTTGTGTTCTATCAATATGCTCTAAACTCTCTTTTTCTCGCTACTTGCAATATCGCATACGCCAAGCTGTCAACTTGGTCGTCATGTTCTCCTGCTGGAAATTGTAGTAGCTCTTTTTCTAAATCCAAATACCAATCAGCATATTTAGGAAAATAGACCTGTCCAGCTTCCATCTTAGCAGACAAAGGCAACGCTCTGCTGGTTTTATCTTTATCGGCACGAAGTTCACGTATGGGTAGATTTGTTTGTTGTCTAGCAATCTGTACAAAGGCAAGTTGATACCCAGCTCTCTCTACACCAATAACTTCAGGTTGCCATTTGTCATAGACATCTTGTAACAGCTTTAATACTTGTGGAGCTTCAAGCCTAGCCCTAACAACTTCAAGTACAAAGATGTCTTGTTGTGGAGATATAGCAATAGTTGTTGCAACCGTGTAATCAGCAGATTCTTTGGTAGATGTTGCCAAGTCAACAGTAGTAATGCGTCTTAAATCTTCTGTATGGAACTCTGCATCAGCAGTAGTGATAGTAGTTACAGTTTTTTCATAGCCATTATCATCATAAATTTGTTTACTTCCATCTTGATAATACCTAAACCATTCAGGATGAAATATTCCACCCTTTGCTTCAACGAACTCAGCTAAGTATTCTTGGGAGAATAAGAAGCTACCAATCTCTCGCCTAGCAATTTCAAGCTCATCATGTGGTACATAAGGATTAGTGCTAGTAGGAAGTTGCCACCTATCCCAGTCATCATATTTTAGAGCGTCATCAAACAACCTAGAAAACCAGTTGTACCCTTTAGGAGATGAAATAAATAAAGCACCACCTCTACGCTCAGTTAGAGTTGGACGTAAGACTTCTTTCCATACATCTTCTTTGATATATGCACACTCATCAAGCACAATGTAGTCAAGACCAGCTCCACGTAACCTATCTGGGTTATCAGCAGAACGAACTGTTACTTGCCCACCAGTTGGAGTGTATAAAGTTTTTTCATATTCTTTGACAACACAGCCATAGTCAATACCAAGATTCCGAATCTCTTTCCAGCCCTCTAAAGCCATAGCGTATGTTGGTGCAACCCACCATGTTCTTTTTCCTTGCATAGCTTTAGCTATACAGAGCCACACACCGAGCCGTGTCTTTCCCCACCTACGACCAGCTACGAGAACTTTAAAACGTGCATTACTAGAAGCAACATCAAGCTGACCTGAATGAAGTTCAGGAAGTTTCACCTTAAAGGGTTTCAACCCACCTGTGCTATCAGTCGGTAAAGAAGTTTCCATTGTCCTCATCTGGTGTGTCAAGTAAGTCCAGCCAAAGTTTAATAATAGTTTGAGGTATAGGCAACACGTAGAATCCCCCACGAAATAAATCTTCTTCTTCTTCAACTTCAGGAAAAACTGTTACAGGAAATGTCCAATCATTAGCTTGTACAATATCAATGAACTTCTCATTGGTATCATCAAAGTCTTGCGGTACAGCCATAATTATTCTTCTTCTTTTTTATTATCGGACATATCGGACACGACTTCGCCCTCAACAAATTTTTTTCCATCACTCCAGTAGAGTTCCACATCAAATTGTTTATTATTGCTCTCTAGGTTTACAGTTTCTTTGCGACCATACTTCTCTGGATATTTTCTTTCAAGAAGCCAAGCAGAAGCCTGCCATGTTCCATTATTAGAAGCGTTCTGTATATTAAACAAGTTACGTACAATAGATTGGGATTCAGATTTGTTTATTTCTTCCCAGCGTTCTGCAAATGGTTGTACACCTTGTTCAGCGAGTTCTCTCCACCTACGAAATTGTCTTGAACTTATCCCAGCAAATACACAAGCATCTTCAATGTAAGCACCAACAGAGATGGCTTGATTTAAACGTTGCCATACGGATTCATCCATGAACTTATAACGTAATTTCATATCTTGTTGCGACATTTTACCAACTCCTAATTGTAAAGTTCAAGGGCTTTTTTCACTCAAAATTTACCAATTTTTTTTACTTTTTTTAAAGTTTTTTTTAAGCATCTTATCTGCTCTATTGTAACTAGGGTTTTTTGTAAGGTCATTTATTTATTTTTTTTAATTATTAATGCATAATTCTAAATTTCTGATTATACTTCTAAGTATGAAATAACAAATAACGCTAGCACTCCCATCTCGACCGATGGTATGCGGAAACCGAGTCCAAAAGGCTGATGGTCAAAAGCCCTAAAAATTTCAACTCGTACAGATACAGTACCAGCTCGTTGCGAGCATTGGTTAGTC